CAAGCATTTGCAGTTGCAGCGGATCTGCTGCCAGGTCATATAGGTTCTCGCCCATCGCCCGGTACTTGTGCGGGCCAAGGCCAACCTCTGGCTCCATGTTCTGGCCGGCATAGAAGTAGGTCCGCGGCGATATAGCCCCAGGCAATCCGAGTCTCGCTGCCTCTTCGCCCTTGATGCCCGTGCCGTAGAACGACGGGTCAGTCTCGGTCAGCCCTGCCTGCTTGCTGTAGTGCAGCATCGGCGTGGAGACTGTCGTGCCTTCCATGGGCTTGATCAGTGGGCGCAGATAGTCTGGCATCTCGCCAGCGTAGGACGTGCTCAAGAACTCTGGCGGCAGGAGCAAAGGCTTTTGCGGTGCAAACTGGAACGTCTCGTAAGCCTTGGCAATGTCCTTGTCAATCTGCTTTACCTGCTTTGTTTGGCCGCGGCGGTTGGCCTCGTAGCGCAGCGACTGCAACTCGTTAATAGTGCGCTTTAATGCGGCGTTAAGCGGCGTGTAGTTGACTGTGCTGTTCTGGCCTCGCGTCTCGGTACTCATGGCCAGGCGTGCCAGCGGCGAGTACATCTGACTGTGTGCAGCCCAAGCAATCTCCTCACCCTTGGGGCCAAACTCGTTGCCGTGGATAGCATGGCCGAAGAAGTCATGCACGGCGCGAAACTTCTCGTTCTCGTTTAATCCCGTTTGGGGATCAACATCCTTCAGGAAGGGGTGCTCATCGCCACCCTGGAAGACGTAAAGGTGCTTGTTGCCGTATACGTCCTGCAGCATTTGCTTGCTGTTGCGGTAGTTGCCTTCACCTGCGCGGTGATAAGACAGGCTGACTGGCAAGCGCTTGAACTGCTCGTCAGTCTCCTTGGCCATTTGGCGGTATGCGGCTACCAATAACTCGTCGTAGTTAGTTGCGCCAGACTGCTCAATGACTTCTGGCATTTGCGTGGCGTACTGGCGGAAGATCTCCTGCTTGTAGCCCGGATCATCTGTCGTGGCCAGCATGAAGGTGCGGCCAATCGGTGCCTGCTTGAGGATGGAGCTTTCAGGCATGTCTGGCAACTCATAAGGCTTACCAGTGGTCTCCTGCGTGTAAGTGCTTGCGGCCTGACGAACAAAGTTCGCCGGGTCGCTCATCGCTTGCTTGACTGCCTCATCCGTAGTTGGTTGCGAAACATCGCTTCCAGTTCGTCCTGGGGCAACTGCTTCGTCCCGTACTCTTTCGACAATGCCTCGACCCTCCCCTGCAGCCGCTTGAGAACGGCTAGGGCGGACTCGGTAGAACGGTCCTTCTGTGGTTGTTTCATAGGTGACTCCTTGGTCTGCCATTGTGCCAGGCATAACTTGTCTTGGCGCTACCCCTTGTAGCGGTTTTGCCAACATTCCCTCGCCGCGCATCGCCTGATCAACGGGTCTTAACATTTCCTTACCAGCAGTTTTTGCCGCTTGCTTGAGAGCGCCGGCAACACCCGTGGTCGGTGGCAGCATAGCCATCTGCGGCAGGAATGGTGGCAGCTTGAGGTCTGGCATGTCCTCTAGCACGTTTGCGACTGCTTCAAGGTTCTCGATACCCTTCTCAGTCTGTGGCAAGCGAAGGTTCTCGGTGATGAATCCTTGCGCTGCTTCGCCGGCACGCTGGCGTGGTGTCGGATCTCGTGGGTCGCCGCTCTTGATCGCCTCCTTAACGAAGGTGCCAACGCCTACCGCGGGTGAGGCTAATGCACGGGCAACGATAGGCGCACCAGTCAGCAGTACGTCCAGTCCGCCAGCAACTTGCGGTGCCACGCCCTCAATGTCTTGCAGGATGTTGCCTTGGCCATAGCCGGGTAGCGCACTGACGCCACGCTTGGGCGTCTTGCCCATGAACCTGGCCGTGGGATCGCCACCGTCTTGCATGTGAACAGGACCGCCGTCCTTTAAGCCAAGCCGCTCACGCAAGCCAACCGTCCCGCCGTCCTTTAACCCAAGCCTTGCCCGTAAGTTGCTCATGCTAGCCCCTTGTGTTGTGCGGATGATACCCTCTCAATTGTTTTGAGAATAGTCCACCCAGGGGAGGAACCAACCCTCCCTCGCCCACAGGGCGCATTTCTTGATGCCCTGCCAGCGCAGCAATGAGCCAGCGATTCCTTCCATGCCTTTGCTGTCTACCTCCCTGATCAAAGGCGTGTTGCCTGGTACCTCGCTGAGAGTCCAGACGGCGTGCGACAGGGGATAGTGTCAGCCGGTGTTTCCTTCCGAGCGGCCCATGCAGGCCCACTGCTATCGTGCGGAGGACGGACTGATAGAAAACAAAAAAGCTGTTTGGTCTGTACCCTGGTGAGAGTCCTTCACGCTTGGATTCATGAAGGCAGGGCACATACCGAACAGCTTTATCCGCTCTCACACAGACATCCTGATTTTGTCCAACAATGATCAACATGTCAAGCCGCATAGGGATTGGTCTTCGTAATGCCAGCGTCGATCACGTCTTCCTCGTCGTACTCGTCTGGCGGTGGCGGGTCGATACTCAGCCAGCCAGCATCGCGCAGGTACCGCAAGGCCTGGCTGAAGGCGTCCACAAAGTCGTCGTGCGTGGTCTGCGGGAAGCTGCAGATCTGCGTGATCATGGCTTCGGCCCAGTCGCGGACAAAGCCAGCATTGACGCTTGACTCGGGCACATACACCCGGCCAGCCTTCACGACGTTGGCCACAATGCTCAGGCGCTGGATCTTGTCGGCGTTACCAGGGTTGTACTTGCGCACCGGGATATGAGCACGCTGCAGGTCCTGGATGAGCACGATGCCCGCGGCCTTGTCCTCGACCAGCACCAGGTCAACACGCTTGGCGTCCTTGCCCTCGCCAAACACGATCTCGTACTCGTCTAATACTTTAGGCTTAAGGTCAGGGTACTGCAGCCGGTCTTGCCAGGCATCGATGATCAGCACGCGCATGCCGCCGTCCTCTGGCTTGTACACGCCAAAGGTGATGCAGGCTGTCGGGTCGTTGATGGTCTTCTCAGTGAAGGCGCAGTCATAGCTCTGGATGACGTACTCAAGCTTAGGCAGCGGCTTGTCTGCAGGCCAGAGCTTGAACCATTCCCTGCGGACGATGCCGCCCTCTTCAGGGTCGATGATCTCAGCGTAGATCTCCTGCCTGCCCAGGTTCGTGCCCTCGTACTGCAGAATCTGCCGGCGGAAGTTCTCAGAGAGGTTGTCGAGGTTGGCATAAGTCGAAGCAGTCGTCAGTACAACGTCGTCACCCTCGCGGCCAATCAGATCCAGGATCAAGTCCCTTGGCTTTGGCGTCGTCGTGCAGATCAGCCTGGTCTTCATGTCGGAAAGCTTCAGGCGCATGCCAAACTGGATCTGGTCCCAGGCTTCTTGGATGTACTCCCAAGCTGCCAACTCGTCAAGCCAGCCGCCATGGAACTGCGGGCCGCGGAAGCGCTCCGGCTCCGAGGCGGGTATGCCTTTGATCAAGCTGCCGTTGGTTAAGCGTAACTCATGCAAGGCCTTGTTGTAGTCGGCTATTAGGACCGATGGAATGACCTGCAGAAGGCCCGAGTCACCCTCGAAGCATGTAGACCTCACGTCACTGCTCGTTGGGGCCGCTACGAGCCATCTCGTGGCTTTATGGGTCCATGCCCACCAGGCGATCTGCTCTGCTGCCGTTCTTGTCTTGCCGGCACCGCGGCCTGCCAGCATGAGCCAGATCGACCACCAGTCGCCCGTCGGTAGGATCTGGTGCTTGAGCGCTCGCGTGAGCCACATCATCCTCCAGGCCCACGCTGCAGCCTGGTCAGCAGGTAGCTTGGTGTACTCAGCCCTTACTTGCGGATCACGCAGCAAGGACTCAAGATCACTTGTCCCCAAGTTGCCTCTTCGCCTCGAGGTTCTTCAGCATGGCGTCGAAGATCGATACATCGGCCTGCACCTGCAGCGGGTTCTCGGCGTCGCCCGCCATGGTCACGCGGTCACCGTACTTCTTGGGGTTCCACTTAGCTAACAGCTTAAGCCTGGTCTCGATCTGCAGCTTGCGGTGGCCAAGCATGTCCTCAGTCGTTACTGATACGCCATCCTCGTTCTCGGTTCGCTTCTTGCCAAAGTTTGGCGTGTCGGCAATCTCAAGGCATTCCTCAGCTATCTTGTCGTAGCCAATTTCGCGTGCGCGTGCGATGGCTGCAGAAAGACCGACGCTCGCCGCCCCAGAA